GGCAAAATGCTTGCCATAAAGATAAGGTTTTGAAGATAACCATTCTACATAATGCTCAAGTCCCTGCTTATTATTCTCATAGCAGTCTACTATGCGTATCACCTGCCCAACACATTGATACAGAATTATCGAGGTTGAATCTCGGACGCCTATATCCCAAGAACTATTTACACGAAATGATGGCTCCCATGGTACTTGACCTATTTGACCATTGATACGTATACGATCAATATACTTTGCATAGAATGAACCTTCGACCCCTAAAGAGAAGGAGCAGTAATATTCTTGTTGGAGAAGGTCTTCTGACATCTCACGCTTCTCACGCTCCCAGTTCTCAGGAGACAAGTGATTGGTATCTTCAATGGTAAGCTTATGCACAAACCATTCAGGGGAATGCTCAGCAATCTGTAGCATCTCCCAGAAGAAGTTCTTCCCACGAGGAGTTGATAAGAATACAGACCAACCATCGTTTGCAGCAAGAATAGGACGAGCGAATGAGTAGGCCATTGGGTCCATGATGGCATATTCTGACCAGACTATTCCCACCGGGTTTGTTCCAACAATAGAGTTATCGTAATTATCAGAACCAATCACCTGGATTGATGAACCATTCTTCAAACGAATTCTCATAAGTTGTTCATTCTTGGATTCAATCAATTCATTAGGTAGGTAATCAAGAACACGCATTCCCTGAATGTTTATAGCATCCCATAAAATCTTGCGTCCTGATGAATATGTGGGGAATACATAGAAGTATGTACCAATACGTTGGAGAGCAGCACGGATGATTATGTTCCATCCACAGATATCCTTGCCAGCACGACGGGGCCATATGCCAATTACTCTTTTATAGCCTTTATTAAGAATGGCATCAAGCAATGGCAATTGATAATCACGGGGCTTGAACTTATCAAGTTTTATGCGCGTCTCGACATTCATTCTTGATCCTTTATAAAACATGCATATATCAATCCACCAAACAACCCTAAAACAAGCATGACAAAGAGGCTACATGAAACATAAAAGAATGTATCATGAAACTTCCTCATTGCAGGAGTAATTGATATTGATTGTTGATCTCTAAGATATCTTTTGTGTCGTCGTCTATTTCTTGCAATGGCACCACAGTTGATAAGGAGCGGCCTTGATCTACTCGGCACATTCACACCTACAAGTACACTTATGGCATACTTTACATTTTACTGGCACTATCTCTGTGCATTCATTTATCACTTGCAGTCCTCATCAATAATTTTATTAATCTCCGTTAAAGCATTTACAATAGTCTCAGTTAAAGTATGGGCGATTTCCTTCAATGGATCTTTTCTAACAAATGTATACTTACCTGCATAATCAAAAATATTAAAAAACGCATCCATTTGAGCCTTATAGATTATATCTAATTGTTCTCTAATTATTTTGTTATTCATTTTATCTCCGGTTTACCGAGTGCAATCCAGAAGGATTTGGATTGATTTGAACACCAAGACTCTTCGCGGAACTCATCTTTCAAAAATTTAAACTCCTCTCCGTTGCAACAATCACCTTCCTCAAAATATCCAATATGGCCTGATTTAGATATTAGTATTTCGTTATAATATTTAGCGCTCCTATCATGGTATAATGTAGCTATAACAATTTTACCTTCAACCTCATTAACCGTAGGCCAGCGATCTGCAAAACATATCCAGTTCATACGTTCATTCTTCCAAAATGTTGTCCAACCTTAAACGCTTCCCATGCCAATGATAATTCGGGAGTAGTTATACCATAAAATTCATGGACGCGTACCCATCTTAGTCCATTCCATCTTTTATCACCTTCAACAAGCTGCCAATCAGAATCTGATGTGAAGAAATCACCTGCATAAATGAAAGATAGATCGGTGTCTACCCTATCATGGTCGCCCCAAAATTCTCCACTCTCTAAATGAAAATGCTCTCTATAAGCAATAACAATCAGATCGCCTTCATCAGGAATCTTATCTTTAATCTCAATCCAATTTAGCTTAGAGATATCTCTATCTTCTTTCTTGATGTACATTCATTCTCCCTCTGGCTTACTCTTTCTCAAGTTAAGCTTCCACTCAGTGTTACCAATAATTACATTGGTGTGATTTTCTATATTACAATCCCTGCTCTTGTTATTCTGTAAATAAGTACCAATTATTATCTCTTCACAACCACAATCGAGAATAGTTGTTTTCATTTCACTCATTCACTTACCCATCCAATTTAAAAGCTTAATAGCGCCCATAAAGAATAATATATGCCAAACACATATCAATATCCCAGCGCCTATAAATATAAAACGCGTGTAGTTGTTATTCATTATTCACCTTAAACTGCTCAAATCGATTCATCGTAATTATACCTTTTGTTGTCAAGTAATAACTCACTCGATTGCCAATCCGACTCTTTGAAATCCACCCATTTTTAAAAAACACTCTTATAAAACGATTAATTGATTGAGCAGACTTGTAACCTGATCTTGCTAATAAATCTTTCCTTGAAGGGTGTAATTGAATCAAATAAAAAATCCTCAAACAAGATTCATTATTTGACCAATTTATTCTTTCTTCAATCGTTTGATTCATCTTTCACCTTTAACATTGGCACCCTGGAAGAGGATGGTATCTGTTCGATTTCAACCACAATCTTTGGAGGCTCTTGTTGTTTATCTTGACTCACTTCCTGTTCACGTTGCCTCCAGAAGGCACTATATGATGGCATCGTATACATTATCGACCGTTCAGCTTTACCTTGCAGCATCAGCCCCTCTCTGCGTACCCCAATGTTCTGTAATGCCAACTCAAAAGAGTGTGCCAGAAAGTCATACTTCTTACACATTACCCACCACTCCTTGGAGCGTAAGTAATGTATCCCAAGAAATGCCTCAAAGATAAAAGCATCATCTCGTAACGACCACTCAACAACAGCCTTGGATAGATTACGAGCAAAGTTCTCAGTAACTACCCTCCGGTCCCAGGATATCAGCTCACAGAGCGGAGAAAGAACGCGCGTCCCTTCATTCTTAGCAACTGGCTTGCTTATTGTGCTAGACTTGGTTATTTTACTCATTCCATCTCCTCAAACCATATCTCAGTGTATTCATCATCAGACCACACCTTCGATGCATCAATATGGGCAATAAACGAATCATTGCATATAATACCCGCTTGTTGCGCAATATCTGCGTACATTTTGATGCAATTATCCAAATCAGGGGTCTGAGTATGGCTGGTATTTAATCGTGAGTTATAATGCTGTTTTGGTGGCTTAAAATGGAAAATGACCTTCATGGACAATGGACATTTGAGCATTGGCTTATTGTTGTGTTGGTTCTTCATGCTGATACCGATAACCAACTGCAACTGGGATTGGGAATTAAATACTTTGGATGTCTTGCGGGAATATCTGCAACGGGCCAGCGCGGTGGGGGCCCCGACAATTCTATAATAATGGGTCATAAACTTCTCCTATTTATGACCCCAGCGTACTAAATCTCTAAGCGTGCTGCAAGACGAAATCTTTTAGACGCTGTACCATGTCGGGAGTAACGTCTCGTTTGGGGATAGCGTCAGCAGTCTTCTCTTGTACAGCGTCAGCCTCGCCGGATGGATTGATTTGGGATTTAAAACCTTGGAGAGCTAACTCCATAAAGAAAGCAACTTGAGGGTCAGTGCATTTGGATAACGCCTCTTCCATCCGTGCAATCTTATATTCCACTGGTTCTACAGGTGGCTTGTCTTTAATCACATGCTCTTTGTACATCGCAGGGACTGGAGATTGATTGATTGATTGATTGATTTCAAATTCTTTTTTCCAAGTCAAATCAATCAATGGGCCATCCGGATTACATTTAAACAATGCCATTAATCGTTCGGCATGCCTATTGTTGACGGGAACACCATTGGCCTTGTGCCATTCATGAGCCAACTTGCATAGATATACGTATGGATCCTTGGCTTTCTTCCCGTACAACATCAATTTCTTATCAGAATCAATCAATGCTTCGTCTGCGAACCTAGTAAGCGATAGCTGACCTTTCTTCGTAATACCTTTGATTGATTGAATTGACTTGATAACATCACCCACTGGACAGACCTGCAAGGGTTCTGTCAGTGGCTTTGAAAGTTGCTCTTCCAATATCGCTAATCCTCTTGTTTTTTCTTCGAAAGTCATACCACTCTCCTCTGAGTGTAATTCTGGATCTAAATATTCATTGCCAACCCAAGATAAATCGGGTGTATCTTTTGCCGAACCATAATTTAATAATAAACTTACCTTATTAAAGCAATTATTGAGTGCCACCCCCCCTGCAGATAAAAGCAACTTAACTGAATGAAATGATAAACACGGGAATAGACGTGATAATTCCGCTCGTATATGACCCTGGTTAAAGAAGTCACGGGCAACCGTATATAAACATGTTTGCTTCACCCCACGGTATGTCATAGCCAAGAATCCATCCTCCACCAACAACGGTAGTATTCTCTTGATGGTCCTTAATGACAATTGTGTCTGATGAGCAATGTACTCCTGGGAGAAATACATCAACGATGTAACATTACGTAGCTTTACGAAGAATTTTAATACTTTGGGATAATTATCACTGCCATAACGATTGACTATATGCGAATGTGCATTGTTGGCTATATGCTCTGGGGGAAAAGGCTGGCCGTTCGGACTGTTTTTGAGATTTTCTTGATTTTTTATTTTGATTGGCATATACTTACTTCTATAATTATTGTTTCTGTTTTACATATAATTATTCTCATATATTTTTCTTGTATGTTTGTCATATACGTAATGAAAGCAAGTCTTCTAAAAATGATCTCATTACTATAGCATCTAAAAATATATCAAAATTGATCTTGTAGATTTAAAATGATCCCGGGCAAATTAAAACCCGGGTTTCATTTTGATTTACGCTGTAACTGTTATATTACGGATCCACTCAAAAGATCCGTAATATAATACTACAAGAGCTCTTATCTATCAATGTTTTTCTCAGACATCATAACTTCCATAAACTCAAATGCCTCTCTGGCATACTCATCAATCTCTTCCAATGGCGTATTCTTCAATACCCTGTATATGCGTTGCATTCTGTTAAATGCTTCATTGCGCCTCAATAATGCTCTGTCCAATGCCTTGCGGTTAAATACCGTCTCCTCCATCTGCGAGATCTTATCCATCCCGTTATATATCGTATATTGTGTCTTGAACTTCTCAATCTGATTACTACGCAACATAACTACTCCCCAAACATCTCATCAAAACCAAACAGATTATATAACTCCATGGACTCTAACTCTACCCACTCCGTAAAGTTAACTATCTTGCCATCAACTCTAATCAATTCCATAACATACTCCTTTTACTGGTTCTTCTCACTCACTACTACTAGTATACCCCATATATGATTAATGTCAATATTATCTTTATAATAAATATTGTTGACATTATGATTATGTGTGATATAATAGTTAGTAGATGAGTAAGAAGTTAGCAAAAACAAGTGGGAGTTGAAATGCAAAGATCTAAAGTAACTCGAGCAGATTATGAAAAAGTCTTGAGAATGATAAGAGGGTATGTTGATCAACATACAGAGCTATGCGATAAAGTTGCATGCATAGAATGTAAAGATATAGAACATGCTAGAAGTGGCAAAAGAACACAAGGAGAAAAAGAGTTGGATACATTACTACTTGATTATGAGAAGACTTTAAAATAAGGATAACTATGAATGATTTACTACCCAATGAGCAAGGATCTTTGAAATGCCAAGACATTCTAAAGCATATTTAAACAATAATGAATTTATAGAAAAGGATATAAAAATGTCATCGAATGAATTAAAGATGAATGAAAAGTTACGATCAGTAGTTCATGAATCAGAAAAAATAAAAGCAATAATGAGTGAAAATAGTAGATTAATAAATAGTACAGAGGAAGAAATAAATAAAGTAAATTTAAATATAAAATGCAAAATATTTATCAATAAAGAATATAACGTATGGCATTTCTTAGAATTGCGCAGATCTGGTATGCAAGAAAGAGGAAGACTAAGAATACATCTTATTAAACAAGATAAAGATGATGAAAATCATGAAGGCGATATTTTATTAAATAAGCCATTAGGCGAATGTCCTATAGAGATAAGAATAAAATATTCTAATTATATAGATAAACTTCTTGATCAATACATGATGGAAATAGAAAAGCTTTCAGATAATTTAAGGATAATAGCATGAATAACCAAATGCCCAATGAGCAAGAGCTGCGAGATAAGATAATAACTTGCCTCAGAGAAGAACATTGCTCAATTGCTGACAAGGCACGAGAGATGAAATTACCACACAGCACGATTATGAATTTCGTTTTTAACAGAAGAAAGACATCCGTTAAGACATTGTTCAAGATACAGAATTATCTTTCAACTAAGGAGATGATGTGATTGCAGCAATAGCATGTCTAATATTTGTGTATTTTTTCTTTCGGTTACTAATTTTAAGAAGATAATTGATGTGGATTAAGATATCAGAAATACATCCAATAGTTGGTAATAAGATACTTGTTTATTGGAATAATTATGTTTTCAGCGCAGTAGTTCATAAGCAAAAAGGTATTATAATTGATGACTTATTTGATCTATTTGATGATTACGGTGTATTGCCATTAAATAAAGATAATGAAATATGTAAAGATGGTTATTGGTGCGAGCATCCAAGCCTTAAAGATATAGAAAAAGAATATATACATTTAAAAAAATATTTAACTGCTGTCAATGATCAAATAAAGAGGATTTATGAAAAAGATTAAACCAGTACCAGCCAACTGGCAGGAAGTACTACATTCAACCAAAAAGGGGATGGATATGGATAAGTTAACAATACTAGAATTAGCAGAATCATTAGAGAAGCAATTAAATCAACGTCTTGAGGCTGTGGAAGAACATGCCAAGGCAATGTATAACCTGTTTACCGAGATCAATCCCTGCTTGGATTATGTTCTCTGGAAGAACGAACACTTTAAACCATTGATTGATTGGTTACAAGAAAACATCAAGGTGAAACCCGTTGAAGAAGAAAAATGATATAAAAGATAAATACAATAAGTGGACAGTTATTACAACCAAACGCAATAAATGGGGCGAGAAAATGGTTGAATGTAGTTGTCAGTGCGGCATCATACGACTACATAGATTGAAGGATCTTGAATCTGGAAGAACAACAGCATGCAGAAAGTGTTCTGATTTTGTTTGCAAGAGAAATATAATCAAACCAATTGCTGTTGGTGAACGATATAATGATTGGCTTGTTGTTGAAATAATTAAAACACCAAGAAAAAACTCTTACGATGTATTATATTTTTGTGAATGTATTTGCGGGAAATTTAATACCGTTGATGGATGGAATTTAAGAAACAATAAAAGCACATCTTGCAGAGAATGCTATTTGATAAGAGTAAAAAGAGAAGGCCGTGGTTCAACAAGATCGAGGACAGGTGAAACCTGCTAAAGGAGAAAAAAGAATGAATTTAAGAGAAATGAAATTGATTATTGATGCGGTAAATGCACACGTACAAAATGAACTTGGCAATAGATCAGATAATTTTAGAAAATATATTCTTAGTAAAAATAATGATGTGGTTCTTGCTAAATGTACAGAAGAAGCAGATGAGTTCTTTGAAAGTAATAAACATCGTTTATTTTTTACAAAATTAAAGAATGGCATTGAAGTATCTACTGTATTTCTACCCATGGATCATGGAGAAGAAAATGACCCTATCTTTTTTGAGACAATGGTTTTTAAAGAAAATAGTAGGGATGATATTGATTGTAAAAGGTCAAAGACATATGAAGAAGCAAAATTATCACATATGGACAAATGCGAAGAATTTAAATAAAGAAATCACATGAATAAATTACTGACGGCGCTATTGCTATTACCGATAGGTTGTTTTGGCTCGGTTAAATTAAAAGTATTCTCTGGCGCATACTATGGAACCTATGGATCAACTCAAAAAGAGGTAAATAAATTCTTAGAGAAAAGAGAATTTGTGAACTGCTGTGGAGATTATAAATCATTGTATATTTTTTATAAGGAAAAATAATGGCACAATCTGAACAACTAAATGAACTGTTTTCTGCGTTATCAAAAGCACAAGCAGAAATGGAGATTGCGGGATTAACATCAAACAATCCATTCTTTAAGAGCAAATATGCTGATCTTGCAGAGTTAATCAAAGCCTCTAGACCAGCGTTAACCAATAACGGTTTAAGTATAATCCAGATCCCAGAATCCCATGAAGGAATAAAATACATACGTACTGTATTAGGACATTCTTCTGGACAATGGATTGATGGATTGGTTGAGGTAATTACTACAAAACAGGATATCCAATCATTGGGATCAGCAATCACTTATATGTGCCGCTACAGTTATCGTGCAATGTCGGGAGTAATTGTATCTGATGACGATGATGATGGTGAAGCTGCGGTGTATCGTAAAGAAGATAAACCAATCCAGCCAAAACCTGAAGATAAGCCAATAAAACAAATTAAGCCGATTGCTGATCCAGTTATCAATGAAGATCAACTCAATCAGTTAAAGCATGAAATTGATGAAGATATGATCGTGCATGATTATATTATTAAAGCATTGAATATAAAATATTTAACTCAGATTCCACAAAGTAGATTTGCAGGAATCCTTGCATACGCTCAAAAAGAGAAGGCAAAATAGATTCTCTTAAGATACAGAATGTGGTATCACTATGGTATCACATTCTACTTTAAGGAGATATCATGCAAACGTTAGAACAAAAGATTGATAGATTGATTGAATTGATTGAAAATAAACCCCGTCAAGATAACCAAGATATCTACTCAGCACTGTCAAAAGCTCAATCAATGATGAGCGTCATAAGAACCAATAAACGCAGCAAATACTGGGATAAGCCCTACTCAGATCTCAGCAGCGTACTTGAAGCAGTCAGAGAACCACTCACCAGTAATGGTCTTGCAATCATTCAACGATTAAATACCGAAGATAATGGAGAGACATATCTCCATACAATACTAACCCATAGCAGCGGCCAACAAATTCAATGCAGGATGCGATTTACTCCACCCGATAATGATCTTAGTACACTCAGTAGTTATCTTTCTGCTATGAAGCGTTTTATCATATCCAGCTTGTTGGGGGTCAGCTCAGAAGCCGAGGATGATAATGCCGATATCGCATCAAGCAAAGTTAGATCACGGGAAGAAAGTGGATTGGGTATTACCGTTGTTGAACAGACACCATTGGATTTGGTGAGTGAATATATATCTGAAGAGCAGCTTCATATACTCAGGGATGAGCTGGAAGGATATGATGATATCGTGAAGGGTATTTATAAGAATCTGGAGATCTCCAGCTTAAGCGACATGAAAAAGAGCCAATACAAGACAGCAATTAACCGTATCAGAGAGATCAAACTGTTAAGACGGAAGGAGCTTCATGATTGATGTACTACAACCAATGCGTATTAAGGCGTTTACCCATCCACGTAAGACCGACAAGGCATCATATGGCACCGTATATGATTGCTCTGAGATTGATGGAGGGAGGATATATATTCAGCTCAGTACAAGTGATGAGATGGACTGGCAGGACTTGGGGGACTTCTTATCTATTGCTATGAAACATTTTGTTGATGATGAGTTTGGGTTACTTCTCTTGATGAGATTATATGAAAGTAGAAAACCCCTGGGATCATGTCAAAACCCAGGGGAAAATGATGAGTAGCTAGAGCAATCCGAGGAGAGAATGCTTAGAACCCCATTACCATACTATGAGATTCATCAAATATCAAATTGTATACGTACAACTAATTGATATTACAAACGAACTTGTTATCTGAGCGTTAGTCAGCTCTGAAACCTGATTAGAGGTACCATCTGCATAGTTTAATATAAATACTGTAATGCCATTGGGGCTTATATAAGCCATTATTTGAGAACTTCCCAAGGTATTGACAACATTTGCCGTAAATACGCTGCAAGGAAATTTATTTCCAATTCCTGGCAAGTATGCATTTGGTATACCAAGAATATTTACACCTTTAGTAGAGTCAGTTATAGAAGCAACTACAACATAACAACTGACCGTAACTACATTTCCTATAACACTAATAGTTGATGTGCGACCAGTAGCGAAGGTAACTCCTAACCAATTTGGAACTGCTCCACCCGATGCATCCCATGACGTTGTCGGCAAGTATCTTGATAGGGTTCCACCACCATTTGCAGTAGTGAATGTTAGCGATGTACCACCAGTTGTATTTCCTATCGAGACTGAACCAGTACCACCAACTCCAATCGTTGTATTTGATGAACCTGATGTGTTGATGGTTGTTGTACCAGTGATCGATGCACCCCCTGCACTTGCAGTTATACCTCCCGTGGTAGCTACTAATCCCGTTGATGCAGTAATAACACCCGATGATGATAATGTACCCGTGATTGCTGTATTGCCAGTAGTATTACCGATAGATACCGATCCTGTGCCAGCTGTACCAATCCTAATTGCACCAGTATTACCATCAGTGCCTATATTGGTGATACCATGGGCTTGGTTGTTTATATTGGCATCACCAACAATATTTGTCGTACTGAGATTAGCAACAACGCTTACCGTTATACCACCATTAAATGTCGCAGTATTGCCAACGGTTAGAAATCCACCAAGGTGCGTATCGTAGGTTACATCTAGATTACCACCATCAACTATGGAACCAGTGGTAACTACGGAAATTACCTGTAACCCCGGTTGCAGATTAATACTGAGCGTATTGGGACCCGTTCTTGTTGTGGTGATATTACCCGTGGATGGACTGATATTATAATCACCTAACACATTAACCGTACCGGAGGTTGGACTCACAACATTGGAATCACCCGCAGTAAGACTATTAACCTCACCACCCGGGGCATTAAACTGACCCCACGTTGCATTAAGACCAATGGTATTGGGTATATTAAGAGATAAGAGCTGATATGCCTTTTGGTGCACCTGATCCAGCCATATAGTACCTAAGGTGAAGTTGACATCATTGATGCCGGGAGCGCGATTTAATATAAATAACGGTGCTGATTTTTGTACATTATATCCAACGGGATTTGATGCAATAACATTCGTTGCCATTATAACCCCTTAACGTTAAGAGCGGCTTCAAGAACGGCTATTCTCTTATTCAATTTCTGTATCTCATTCAATAAGAGAACAGGCAACTTGTAATAGTGCACAGACTGAGTTTGACCATCTTCCTGATAGGCAACAAGAACATCTTTTAGCTTAGTTTCTTCAACTTCTTCAGCAATAAGACCAACTTGAAGCGATTGATCATACTTTTCATTACCATTATCATCTTTTGTGCTGATGTAATTAAATAATCTAGGACTAAGATTATATATATCTGAACTGAAATCGCCCATATCAGCGATATTAGTCTTGAATCTTTTCGCAGATGCAACTGGCGCTAAGGTTCCATCTCCATTAACAAGAACAGCAGATCCCGTTGTTGTATTATTTTGTATTCCGTCAATGTAAGTATGGGTTTGAGAAGCGTTTCTATTTCCATCGAATCCAATAATAATAGTATTAGCAGTTCCAGTTGAAGCTGCATATGGTGTTATTAATACATTTCCACCGCCAGTAGTAACACTAGATCCTGCACCGTCGCCAATGAAAACATTAAATGCTCCAGTAGTTAACCCAGAACCAGCACTACCGCCTATGGCAACATTATAAGCAGCTGTAGTTGCCGCAGTTAATGTATTTACACCCACTCCAATATTATCATGATGAGAATTAGATGATACCCCAGCACCAGAGGCATGCCCAATATAGGTGTTGTTCGATCCAGTCGTGTATTGACCCGCGTGATAGCCCACCATAACCGAACCAGTTCCAGTAGTTATTGTTGTTCCAGCTTCAGAACCTATAAAGACGGAACCGGTAACCCCCGATGAAACAACAGAACCTGCATCCACACCAATCCCTATAATACCAGATGAGGTTGTTAGCCCCTGTAGAGCATTAAGACCTACTGCAACATTAGAACCACCGGTACTACTACCATTTACCCCTTGTAGAGCAACTGTTCCCACCGCTGTATTCTGGGAACCAGTATTATATTGGAGTGCCTGGGTGCCCACCGCAGTATTGCTACCATTCGTGGTGAAACTACTACCAGCAAGTGACCCTATTGCAGTGCAACTGGCTGCCGTAGTTGCCGCAACTGCTGACTTGTAGCCAACTGCCGTCATATCTGTCGCTGTGGTCACCACAGCAGCACTTTGATACCCCACAGCCGTGCAGAATGAACCAGTAGCAGAACTTCCCTTTAGCGCCTGATAACCGATAGCTGTAATGGAACCGGCAGTTGTTTGAGTTGATGCAGCAGATGATCCAATGGCAACGTTTCCTGATGCACCACTCGTGGTGAATGCCTTGCCCGCATTAGATCCCACAAATACAGAATCTGCTATGGAGGTGGCTGCAGTGCCCGCCAGGTACCCTATCGCAGTATTGTCACTGCCTGTGGCAGAACTGCCTTTTAGGGCCTGATAGCCCCATGCCGTCAGGTGATTGGCAGTTGTTTGCGAGTTTGCTGCCTGGTAGCCACCAATAGTATTACCCGTGGTTGATGTGGCATTTTGCAATGCTCCGGAACCTACAGCGACAGTGCCCGAAGATCCTGTATCGGTGATCTTATTGCCTGCTTGTGTACCCACAAGGACAACATCAGCCGCAGATGTCATACTAGCACCGGCAATATATCCATACACAGAGACGTTTGCTCCAGATGAAGTGGTGCCATTACCAGCGGTAGGACCAGCATATACCGATGTTGATACTCCAGAATTATGGAAGTATGACGTTGAATTTATTCTCAGTAGGCCAGCTGTTGTTGTAGATGTTGGCATGTCAAACGTAGTACCAGTTACTATATTAGTTGTGCTAGTAATCGATCCAGGAGCAATGAATGCACTTGGTATCGATAAAGTAACAGCACCAGTTGATGCAGATGCAGTAATCTGGTTTGCAGTGCCCGATATACTGGTGACAACGCCAGATGTTGATGTCGCTTGCCACGTGGGCAGGGCGCCTGCACCGTTTGAGGTTAGCACGAACCCGCTCGTCCCAAGTCCGCTGACATTTTGGAAGGCACCAGTCGAAGTAGTGCCGGCGCAGACGACCGAATATGCAGTAAAACTTGAGCTCCCACTTCCCCCGTTGCCAACTGTGAGTGGTGTGCCCAGATTAAGCGTTCCGTTGATGGTCGTTGTACTTGAGCCCGAGCCCACGGTTATTGTATTCGCCGCTCCCGTCCCGACATTCAGGGTTGCAGCACGAGTAGTCCCGGTAATTATATTAACGGTCTGAGTACCTGCTGTATTTGCCCCAGACATAATGTTAACTATTGAGTTAGCACCAGCATTACCAGAAGCTATATTGATTGTTTGAGCTGATGTATTTGCGCCATTACCAATCGATATCGTATTACCACCAATACCTTTGCCAATAAGCACTGTAGTTGCTCCAGCTCCAGCTCCAATATCCACAGTATTAGTACCCGATGAGCTGCCAAGAGTTATCGTACCCGTTTGAGCAGTTCCCCCAATGGTAATGGTACCAGTTGTTGTTGATGTACCAACGGTATACGTAGAGTTGGTTACACCATCAAGAGAATAGTTACCAGTACCTACACGCTCAACAATACCAGATGCACCCGTTGTTGAGCCAATGGAGTTGGTTCCCGTTGATGTGCCGGTTCCAATGTTTACTGCAAAGTTACTGGAGGCATTAAGATTAACCGTCGCACCAGTTACTGTAAGACCAGCTTGCCCGGTTACCAATCCTGAGAATGTTGGGTTATTTACAACAGCATAGGTCACTGTTGCTCCAGAACCGGTGGTGAGCATGTTAGTACCCTGGGCCATCGTAATTGCATTTCCAGAGGCTGTAGCATCTCCCGATCCGGTATGGAATACTACTGCTCCGGCAATAGAACCACCAACGGTAAGCGTCAGAGAATTTGTTCCCGGTGTAATAACAAGATTTGAGTTGCCAGATGCAAGGTTAGCCCATGCCGGGGAAGAACTTGAGGCACCAATAAGTAATTGTCCATCCAGTCCCTGGGTAGCTTTGACCAACCCATTGGAATCGCATTGTACTACACCATTTGTGGTGAGAGTACCTGTGTTTCCATAGATACCTGCAATATAGGTATTAGTCTGTACGCCCTGCGCACCGATCTGCATAACGCCAGATGTTGCAGCAATTCCTGAGTTACCAATGATAATACAGTTATCTTCTGAACCGGACCAATTTGCGGCCGCGACGTACCCAATCGCAATATTTCCAATTCCGTCGGAGTTTGAACCGGCTTTACTACCCAAAAATGTGTTTTCGTAACCGTCTATGAGGCTATTTCCTGCCTGATAACCGCATGCCGTATTATCATCACCGTCGCTTAAAATTCCACCTGTCACATTAGCCAATGCCTGGCTGCCAACTGCAGTATTTCTATCACCATTGGTGAGGGAGCTCAGTGCTTGATATCCTATACCCGTTGAATCGCTTACGCCCGGTGCAGTAACATTTACAACACCAGAGCCACTTCCTACGTATGTAGAACGTGTATCATATGAACTAATAAAGCGTGTTCCATTGACGTTGATAACGCCGGATGTACCACCAGTTGCTGTCGAAGCAATATTAATATTGCCAGCAGTTACCGTAAGACCCGTCCCAGCAGTTACTGTTGTAGCAGCGCTTATTGCTCCTGCAGTAGTTGTAATATTTCCCGTAGATGCAGTTATACCAGCAGATGTTGTAAGTGTGCCATTGACCGATGTATTACCCGTTGTATTACCAATAGATGTTATTCCCGTCCCAGACGTTCCAAGATTAAGCTGACCCGAGGTTATCGCAGAACCAATAGTGAGTGTTGTTGCGGCGACGCCGGCAACGTTCACTACCTTGAATGCACCCGTATTGGCAACGGTAAGATCACCAGATACTGCAACGTCTGCAGCAACGTTCGATGAATTACCAACAAAGATATGCGAATTAGTTAATGTTAAATCTCCTGGAGCAACATTGCCCCATGTTAAAGTACCAGAGCCATTTGTTATGAGCGCTTGGCCTGATGTACCATGGTTTGTTGGAAATGTATTGCCGGATATTGTTGTTTGTTGAAGAGTCGTATTGCCAGTACTCACAGAAAGATTGCCGATGAGAATATCTGCATCCCCTATACTTACTATAATATTACCCGTACCCACAACAAGATCGCCACCATTAACACCGACACCATTACTGAAACCACTTAATGCTGTGGCAAATACACCACCAGTAGTGGCAGTAATATTCCCCGTTGATGCCGTTAATGATGTACCCGTGATTGCACCAGCACCAAAGGTTCCAGTAACCGAGGAGTTTCCGGTGATATTAGCACCACCTCCCAAAACAGTAAGACCCGCTGTGACAGTCGCTGTAGTTCCCACATTTAAGGTAGTACCAATAACAGCACTAGTGGTAACCGTTAAGCTATTATCTGTGTTGTTTGTGCAATTATTTATTGCCATGATATTCCTTATGTAGTAATAAGACCAGCGCTAAATGATGTTTCTACCTTCCAGATAAAACCACTCGTATCAATACAGCGGAGGGTGACATTATCATATTGTCCATTTGTTGCATTTGAATCTAAATGGCCACTGGTACCCGCTGTTGTCAGAGCCTGACCATTAATAATCTGTTGTGATGCGTTTTGATTGATTCGCCAACCACCGGTTCCATAACCACTCACCAATACCACCGATCCAAGAGCAGCACTTGCAGCAACAGGAAGGGTAAATGTTACGGGTGTTGAAGTATGGTTTGCTACGTATCCATTATCTATCAGCATCTGTTGTGTTGAAGCTGTTATAATCTGCCATGCAATACCACCCCCACCGGTACCTGTTATGATAATAGTATCGGTTCCAGGATTACCGGTAACCGATATACCAGCCTGACCTGTTATAGTGATATTACCGCTATTATCTGGTGGAACAGCGCCACCACCTTGGGCACCAGTCAGAGTGACTACTGGATTGGATATGGTGGTTGCTAGAAATCTACCTGCCTGTGACATTATGTAGTCCCCCCGCCATAAAATACTGTGTAGTAAATGGATCCAGTTTGGGGCGTTGTTCCTAATGCCTTGGCATAGAGAGCGCCACCTTGGGGCAAATAGAATCCCTGGGTGAGCGTCTTATTGGCAGTGATATCAAACAAGAGATATGCATCACTGATAAGCGGGAAGTGATCGTTGATACCATCAAGAGAAAACATGACTGGTTGATCGGTAAGATTCTGCAAATAGATCATTCTTATTGGTTCAAGGTAGGGCGTCCCAACCATTTTATAGGCAGCATTTGATGCGGGAACACTTGAACCCGATAAAGTTCTACATGGTTCTGCCATGAGCTTTATTGATACGTTATACATTATGGGGCTCCCCAAAATAAAGTTGCATAGACTGCTCCAGATCCTATAGGTCCCAAACGCTTAACATACAATTGAGAGCCAACGGCAGAATATAGACCATCATTGATTGATTGATTGAGGCAAATATCTTGAAGAATAAAAGATTCATCTGGAACTATAAAATGATCATTGACCCCATCAAAACTAAACATGAGATGTGCATTAGTCTGATTCTGTATAAAAGCAACTCGTATAGCATGACCGTAGGGCGCCCCAAGGGCAGTGTATGATGTTGAAATTGATGTGTAATCAAGCGTTCTACATGTTTCTGCTCTCAATCTCAATGAGGTCTTGACTGTCATTATGATCCTTTGAGATCTTGATAGTATCCAGCAAGATATACTAATCCCATACCAGCAGATGCTGCTTTTACATACACAACAGTTCCCTGAGCAATAAGCGCCATATTGCTATTGGGTTGGGCATTTGATTGAAATGGCAATTGGATCTCTGAGGCTTTTGGACAGAAATCATGAGCATTGGTTCCATCATAACTTATTGTCATATCTTGGTTAGAATTATTGACTATGCGAATAAGAGAGCAGGGCTTTGTTAGCCCTGCCGAATTGATTGCATAAAAAGTAGTAGATGATGACATTGTCGAAGAATCAATACTCGCGAGAACTAGTGCCTGGACGTAATTTTTAGACATTATATTCTCCGGTAATTAGACTGAATCTAGACTAATTCAGCCGCAACTTCTTCTTGCTTATCTTGTGGTTTTTGTGCTTCAGCGGCCTCCTTTGCCATCTCAGACACCTTTGCTAAGAATTGAAACGCAGCATCATATGCCTCACCATACGGAGCACCGGCTGGAAGATGGAATTCATAGGTGCGTGATTCTTTTTCTACTGAAAAACATATTTTGTTAGTGAGTTCCATAGAACATTCCTTTTATTTATTCTCGGCGTAGCTTATAAGCGAAGCCGGAGTGATTGATTGTTAATTGAGTATCCAGATATTTATTATAATATTTCCATTAACTGCTGCAGCACCGTTATTTTTGCAGGTGACCACAATAGTTCCAGCTGTTGTTTGATCAACCCTTTGCACTGTCATCTCTGCATCATTAGAACCATTGGTGCTTACTGATACCATTACAGCATTTGTTGCCGTAGAAAGCGTGCTGGTAAATGTAAATGCCTGCGAAGAACCAGAAGCGGTTGTGAACCCAGTAAATGTTATCGAGTTAAATCTTGATACAGCAGCTGTTGATGTAGATGAAGATCCAGATGATGTAACCGGATTAACTTTTATGCCACCAGTTCCAACTTCAATTGCAGCCAGAGAGGATCCCCCTGAAGTAAATCTTGACGCAGAGTCACCAGCGGCACCAACGACATCAAGAGCATAACCGCTGGCAACACCACTACCTGTCAATGTTACACCAGCAGCACCACCGACAGCAGTTACTGTTAATGCTCGTTGGGCAGAACCAGGAGTAATGGTTATAGCAGTGGCTGATGCATTACCAGTGAATGTTGCACAAGAACCACTGCCAGCAGCGGATGTTGCAACAAGAGGAACACCAGCACCAGCTCCACCAGTCAAGAGAAGGCATCCACCAGTAGAAGCACCGGCGGTAAGTTCAACAGCATTAGCTGTGCCATTGCCAGTGATAGTAATTGCTTTACTATTGGTTCCTGGAGTAATAGTGACAGCCGTAGCAGCAGCACCGGTGATTGCAAGAGCAGATCTTCCAGTTCCAGCTGTTATTGTCATAGCAGTGGCATCAGTAGGACCAGCAACAGTAAGTGCACTGATTGCAGAACCAGCAGTTGGTGCAGCAATAGTTACATTACCAACCGTTGTTGATAAGACAGCAGAACCAGCAGTACCAGCAAGGGACATAGACGAACCAGCTGCACCAGTGACTGAAAGTGGGCCACCGGCAAGTGTTACCGCAGCACCAGAGTTGCCAATGGTTGTTGCAGCAGTGCCCGTTGAGTTGATTAGCGTCACACCAGTAAGCGTAGTAGTACCAGAAACAACAAGATTGGTAAGTGATTGAGTACCACCAGCAATATCAAGCCATGTTGCTGAATTATTAGCATTCTTAAGGTTCATCCACGCAACACCATTGCCACTAACATCAATCCATGTCTGACCAACTGGATATTTATCAGTGGTATTTATCGGTGATCTTTGAGCAATAATAGGCGCAGGGAATATATTAACGAATGGTTGTTTGCCGCCAGGAGCATTTTGTCTAAAGGCATTTTGATTTGACATTAATCTCTCCAAAGGAAATAGAAATATAAGATGATACCATTCAATCATGCCTAAATATTTAACGTCAATGTTTAAATAAAAATGTGACTTTTAACATAGATATGTTATAATGAAAGAGTTAAAATAATGGAGAAGGGGAGAGTAGTATGAGAAAAAAACGCTGTGATGCTAGAGATAGAGATACTATCGGTAGAATTAATGTTGAAGTTCCCAAAGATATAATTACATGGCTTAAATATATGTCCATAAAATATAACTGTACAAGAACACAATATATAATACGATGCCTCTATGAAAGAATGAGATTGGAAGATGATTATGATCGCAAGGATAATGTATGATAAAGACAGTAATGATACTTACTATAGTATGTAATGCACCGGTAGATATAGATAATTGTTCTTTATATACAGAGCCCTTATCGGAACAGAATCCAATTGAAGATATTGAAATTGAAGATGAAGTAGAAATGAGCGATGTATAACGTTCAATGGATGGCAATAATTATTGTTGTATCGATACTATGTTTAGTTAAGTTGGCAATAAAGATTACACCAATGTTTATGGTATTTTACTAGGGGGTACTAGGAGGTAAATATGCCTCCTAGTTTGTTTGGGGGGAAGGATGGATTGGTTTTTTATATTTATTCTTATTTTAATATTCATAAATATGGCACCCGACAAGGAAAAAATAAGAGATGTCAATGATTATCCGTTACGTTAGTTTTTAAACCTAAATCTTGATTTTGGCTTAGATTCATTAATATCTGTAGGTATATTTGCTAAAGATGGTAATGTTGTCTTAGCAGATTCTTTGAATGATTGTTTATATATATTTGCTGCATGTGGACTTTTATAGATCAACTGTCCTGTTTTAGCTAGCTCTTTAGCGCCAAGAGCAGTAGCTGCCAATGTAGCATTTGCACCGCTTAAAGAATTCCTAGCAGCAAAGGCGCCCAAGGCAATTCCTGGAGCGTGTTTTTTTGCAACATCAATAAGTTGTTCTTTTATATTGCCACCAATAAGACCCTCTTTCTGTTCAGCTAAAACCTTATAAAGTTCACGGCCCATATTAAAATTGTTCGAATATGATGGAGATGATTCACCAATTTTTTGAATTGCTTTATCAAGAACAATACGAACATCATGAAGATATTGACGTCCAATGGGATCATTAATACTCTTGAACCAATTGTTTGTTTCTTTATATTTTTCAATCAAGTCAGAACCATTTATATTATTCTTATCAAATGATTTCTCAATTGATTTAACAAGTTCACGAAGATGCTCTTTGCCTTTGAATGAGGATTTGTTTATAGAATCCCACACCGATGATATTTCTTTGCGAGTCTCCGGGGTATTGTAGTTTATCGTTTTGCCTATCTTTCTTGATTCATCAAAACCGGAGGAGGCTGCTTTTTCTACAACTTTGCGAGTTCCTATTACTCCCAAGCCAATTTGTGTACCAGCTTTAAGTAGTTTTGCAGTTCTTGGAGATATCCCTGCGCTCTTTGCAGTTTCCTCAGCAACTTTACCACCAATGCCTTGAGCAATGGCTCTTCCTATTGATTTAGCTCCCCCACCAACAAGAGATCCAATATCACCAACAGTTTCTTGAATTTTTTGCTCTAATTCATCTTGGGGTTCAAGATGCTGTCCAGTTAATGCTTGAGTACCCTTTCTAAACCATTGAGATGTAAGTGGGAATGGTTCATTTGCTTTATCTTTAGTGGGAAAATCATTTTTTTCATTTTCAGGAGGAGATGTTTTGCCACCACTCAATAGTTTTGCGAAATCATTTTCAAGATCTTCATAAGAAGGTGTTTTTCCACCGCTTACCAGTTTTGCAAGTCCTAATAGTGCATTAATAGGCAATTTATGAAGAGTAAATAATATATCAGCAGGAGCACCAAGAACAGATTCAGCTGCTCTGGCGGCAGAACCACCAATGGTCCTTAAAGCAGTTCCAGCTAATTCAGATGATTGTTCTGGTGATTTTTCTTCTCCAACAAATTTAAATCGTGACATCATTTGCCCTTTCTTGTGCGCCATTTGCCATTATGACTAACAAAAACTTCACCTGTTTCATCGTCAGTGATTTCTTTGTTGGGAAAATTCTTAGCAGGATGTTCTTTTTCCAATGCCTCAAGTGCTTGCTGTATTTCCTGCTTTCTTTCTTGTTCAATTATTGTATTGACCTTGGTTGCAAGGTCACGGGGTTGCTTACCGCCATTTTCTTCAATCAATCTATCAACAATTTCTTTGGTATGTTTTGTTTTATCTATAAGTCGCTGTACAGCTTCTATACCTTCTTCTACGGTGCCAAGTGGTTGATTTGAATTGATTTTTGATCTATCAAGTTGCTGCATCCTGAAATTTGAAGGGTTGCCTTTTTGTGCTTGAGCATAAGCGTTCAGCAAATCTTCAGTTGCCCTATCAAATGACCTTGTTGCTTCATTTTTAAGCCAAGAAGGAGCTCTTCCGGTAATACCTAAACTTACCTTTCCTGTTGCAAGCGCCCTGCGAACATCATTTAATTTATCCTCAAGAATGTTGGTTTTTTGAAGATAATCATTAAACGGATCAGTGAATTTTGCATTTGCTCGTTCTATCTGAGCCTGTTTCTTTTCTTCTGCTTCAAGACGAATGCGCTCTTCTTTCTCTGCGGCCAACTGCCTTTTCTCCTCTGCGGCAGTTTTTGCAAGATCAAGTTTTTCTCTATTGAGATCACGTATAGCATTAGTTTGTTCTTGTTGCTGCATAAATCTCAGAACCTGTGGAAGATTCTTTTGGGGAACCTTTGCCAATATATTCTGAAGATCTTGGCCGCCAATACCTTGTTGTTTAGCCTGAGACAATTGTTGTCCCAATGATGGTTCTTGTGGTTGTTGTTGCCCTTGAGGTCCCTGCAAAATACTCATAAGAGCTTGGGTGGTTGCCTCTTGTCCAGGTTGTTCAAGATGATGTTTTATATAATTCTGAAGTACAACTTTCTGAATATCTTGAGGCTGTTCTTCCAATCCTTCCAGTCCAGGGTATTTCTTGTAGAATTGACCCATTCTCTGACGATCTTTTATAGCTTTCTGTTCTTGATGTCTTTCAAGCATCTGGTTAGCTTTACCTTCAGCAAGTGCACCAAGGGCACCACCTAAAAGAGAACCAGTGGCTTTACCTGCTTCAGCACCATGCGATGCTACGGTAGGAAAATCTCTTACAAATTCTACAGACATTATAAGCCCCCCGTATATTGTTTAATGTATGCTTTAATTCCCTCATTAGCAGTTCCCTGTGCACTGTTCCAGGCATTACCCAAAAATCCCGATTGTGCATGATGTATTTTGGTATCAAACTGCTGAGTGAGACCAGACTGCAACATATTCTGCAATGCATTCTGACGTTGACCTGCAAGACCAAGGTTAAGATCCGCACCAGCACGTCCAAGTACATTACCAAAAGCAGATGAGCTTTGTGAGCCACCAGAACCAAGCGCTGAAAAACGCTCTGCAATGGTAGGAACGGTTTCTGTTTGAAATTGATTGACTGCTTGCTTTTCCTGTGGTCCAAGATCGAATTTGCTGCCATTAAACAAGCCGTTAAGTGCTTCCATGAGTTGTGTCTGGAATGCCGACTGTTGTAATGGTGTATAGTTGTTTACCTGTTGAATCTTTTCTGGTGAACCGAAGAGCCATTCCTTCCATCCACCTCCACCACCATTGGATTGTTCCCAGCCACCGGTTGTTTGATTCCATTGACGGGGTGTTGTTTGTGGTTGTTGTGCGAACTGACTGAAATCGTAAGGCATAATACTCTCCAAGAGTTAAGAAGTTATATACTCAAGTATTACATAAGTTGTTGTATAAGCGCTATAATTAAACGCTGTGGTTATCGATACCCTTTCGTATGTTTTCCCATCTGTCATATTAACACCAGTATCAACTTTCAATTCAATATTATTGGCTAACGTCGTAGAAGAGTACGGTAGAGGTATACTTCCCGTTGATGGATTTGTAGCGCATCCATATATTCTTGTAAGTCTTATTGCTGAATTAGTAAGAATATCAGTTAGATAAGTTTTAGTTGTACTGTTGGGTAGTGCGCCGAAGTTAACAACTTCACGGATAACTTGTCTGAATGTCGGGGTTGTTGAACTTGCAGATGTTAGGGATGGATTTGGAAAGAATAACTCAGAGTTAACAAACTGTTGTGTAACAAAATACCCAGAGCTCTTTAAGTTCACTGCAAGAGCCATATCATTAAGGTTCTGATACAGACGAATGAGAAGTTCTTTGAGCGCAGGATCATCTATGTTCGCATTCTCAACATTACTGACATCCCACACATTTGTTGATGGTATGTAAACACCTGCATACCCTGGTTGAATTTCTGCCATTGTATCTCCTTAAGATAATCTTGAAGACATGCGCTTCGAGTGTAAAACCAGACCATTAAGCTCAAAGTCTGACCAAGCTATTCTTGGGTTAGTTATCTGATCTGCAGAATAGTACATGTTGAGCTGTATGCATTCACCTTGGGATTGAAAGTACATCGCATGCCATAATCTGTCTTGAAATTTCTCGAGCGGTGCATAATCTGCAGAATAGGCAGAGGTTTCAAGAATCCCTGTACCCAAGATGGCTTGTGTAGAATTGCCATCCGATATCATTGACAGATTGACTGCTGAAGATGGAGAATAATCCACTGTTATCTGGCCTACAGCTGTCTTATCTACACAGAATTCTATCTTAGAGATATATACGTTGTTACCATCACCAACATAGGGGTTCCATTGTTTGGTTTGAATACTGATGTTGCTGACACGGGCAGAGGTTCCCCCACCAAGATATACTTGGCCATTAGTCAAAGCCATAGAAATATCATTCGCTGCAACTGTTATAGTATTAGAATCTACTACAGATGATACCTTATAAATAGTATTAAATGTTCCGGTAAGACCTAGATTCTCAAGAGATATGTAATCATCTGTAGTAAGAGTGTGATCAATTATAACCGCTGTAACTATTCCCGATGAAACAGTAAGATTAGTAATTTGCATAACAGCGGCATTCCGAGCAATATCAGCCGATACTAAGAATATATACCCTTGTTGATTACCCGCTATTACTTGTCTGAACTGCGCCTCTATGACACCACTATTCCATTCAAATTCTGCTTGCTCCCAAGTAATTGGCGCAGAGGATTGCCATGTCATACTATTTTGTTGCTCAAAGTAGCCAAAAGTAGTAATGCAATCATTATTAAATGCCCATGATTTGTTCTGATAGTTGTAGGTAAGTACCTTATTGCAATAGGTATTAATATTGTTATCAGAAGGGAATGTCCAATAGACCATTTCCACTAAGTAATCACGTATACCAGCTATCCGAGCAACACCAGTCTTCTTGTCTTGAATATCAAATACTTTCTCAGGAATAAGATGATCTATACGAACAACGTTGGCGCCATTACACGCATGAACACCAGTGTTTCCAATAGAGAGCACCTCTTTATCGAAGGGTACCGTAGAAAATGTTGCTTCTGAACCGAGCTCAGTATTAATTTTTTGCCACACAAAGGGAAGTATATTATTACCGGTTGCTGCTAGTTCCCATGTAGATCGTTCAAAATAAATGATAAGACGATCTTTTATGAACTCAGCTGAGACAATAGCCTCTTGGGTTGTAGCATCAATAAAACCACCACCGTCTCCTATACCGCCTACATTATCTTGAGTACTTGGCTCATAAAAAGCATTAGGGGTCGTCGGGTCACCGTTATGGGAGAACCTGCAACGATTAACATATTGGGTAGTTGCACCATTACCACTATTACTATTAGATCCATCATTCTCGATAGTATTGAGCAAGAGTAGGCGATTCTTGAAAGCAATTATTATTCTAGATGTCTTAACAAAGGGACCGGTTGTTGGACCAGTCACAGGAGCATAGCGAGGAGAGAAGGAAGTCCAAGAAACACCATCTGCTGTATACCACATCGGATCATCAGTAGTAGTATTTGGAATTGGAACAGATGCATTAAAATTAGTAACAAACATTGCTGGAGTATTGGTAGCACCACGCCAGTTGGTTGCCCAAAAGAACTGTGCATTAGAACCATGGAATATTAATGAGCTTGATGATCCACTACGAGTCCATTGACCACCAGAGTATAGATATGCGAACTGAGTATCAAAGGCGTATGCAGGAAAGTTATTGATTTCTCCGCGAGCATATTGGGTAAGCCCCATGATTGGATTGGATGGATACCAGTAAACAACTGTCCCATCTGGCACAAGGGAGCCTTGAATCACAAAATTACCGTTAGATACATCAAAAGTTGCTGTTGCAGATGAACTATCTGATCTTAACATAGGCTGTGCGCCAGCAGTAGAACTTATAACGGTAAAAAGTACTGTTGTAGTAACGCTCGAGATAATTCCTGTAACCGAAAATGCCTGTCCTATATGTCCAATTCCACCAGGTACTGTTCCTGAAAGACTCCCTACAGATGGCATAGATGTAGTTGTTCCAACATTAATACTTGCACGAGATAGTAACTGCTGCTGAACAGTTGTTGTTGCTCCTGATCCTGTATAGTATGATCCAAAACGTTTTCTAACACGTCCACGAAAGGTGTATGCATTGGTAAGACCAACAAAAGCATCGTCCATAATTAACCAGGGCTTGAGATCTGTCTGCAAACCACTATTCATAGGAGCTATGAGATATCTGTCAAAAGCCATTGTATCTCCTTAGGCCACTTGTCCAATACCGATTGCCAAGAAGTTAAAGCCCACTGTGCTTGCTGTTGGAGCATTTGTAGTGACTTTGAACTTTAATGCCGTACTTGCTCCAGACTCAGTTGACAGTTGAAATAGGGCATTATTTGCTGAACCGGCAGGTATATTGCTGGTTATAGTAGTAAATTGAACAAAGGGAGCACCAACAAATTGCGCTCCTACACCGGTAGGATAGTTCACTGTCATATTCTGACTTGCTGACCCTACAGGTATAGTACCCATTACCACTAAAACACCTGATGGAAAGAAGGTATATAGATAAGTATATGGTACAGTGTCAGAATAAGTACCAGTCTTGTAAGCAGTTATGGGAGTCTGAACACCATCACTGGATCTTTGAAAGTATATTTCATTATTTCCCGTGGGCATATTCTTTTTACATACTAGAACAACTTCGTTGGGAGCAGCAACGGTAAACGCTGTTTGAACAGGCATACTCAATTGCTTATGCTTACCAAAGTCATTATTGATACCAAAATCAACGTGGTTTACGTTAAGATATGTAGATAAACTTGCAAAATTTGTGAGTATATCACCTTGAGAAATTGATAATTGATCTGTGGGCTGCGGTATCGTAGCCGAATACGTTAAACTTGCCATGTTATCTCCTAAAAGTTTGCTGTTCCATTACCCCAACCCCATCCGCTTCCACCGATTCCAGATTGCTCCGTGTAGATCGTTGCAGCACGTTGATTGTTAAGCTGAACCAATGTTCTACGTAATACCAATGTCTCTTGTACCTTAAACTCAGGCATGATTAGATTCACCGAATCCATGTCCAATTTATCTTCAAATACCTTCTTGGCAGCGCCATATGCAATATACTGCCACCATTCATTGAGTTGAGGGAATTGATTGGTTTCCATGAGGTAGGTAGGTCTCATATATACTTCAAAGTTCACACGGTATGATTGATCGGGAACTGGACGCATGGTTATCTGGTTTCCATAAAACAACATGGTTTGCGGTATTGCCATTGCTTGAATCAGCGTTTGACTGACTACTGGTTGACCAACTCCCGGAGCAATATTAAATGTAACGGTGAAATCACCCGTGGTGTAATTTATAATATTGTTGAAGGTAAGTGATGGGTTATTTGCTTGCAATGTAGCCAAATTATTATATGGCGCGGTTATAAGTATTGGTGCTGTTGGAACAACATTGGTTGCAACAAGCAAACCCCATTGCGTTGGATTTCCAGTAACAGAATCCAGCAACGGAAAGTCCTGTCTGGCAAGTGAATTTTGATTGATATCGATTGAGGTAAAGAGTACCTGGTTTTTTACAATGCATGCATTTTGAGTATTAATTACTGCAGCGCTATTTGATGTTTGTCCATTAATCAGCAATATATTACCAGAGAAGGATGTCTTTGAGCCATTACCGGTTTGACCAATTGATTGAATGCTATTGGTCATGGGGTATATTGCGAAGAATTGTTCCCTTGATTGACTGAACATTGAATTGTAACCACCAATATACACGGGTGCATTAAGACTTATATATTTGTTCTGGAAATCATAAAGAGGATTGGCGGTTGCATTTGAAGCGCTGCCATACGATGCAGTATCAGTGTAATACACATCTTGGTATGCGTTGGTTTCAAAAGTAAACGTTATATGTTGGTTAAACATTCTGAGATGTTCAGGGAAATCATATACCACAAAGGTATTGATATACTCATTAAGCTGATCATCAGTTAAAAGATTTGCTGAAGTATTCTGAGTAAGTCGTCGTACTTTCTTCTGTATCGCTGCTAGGGTTGAATCTGGTGCTGCTACTGTCATGTTCTATCCCACTTGGTTTGGAAGTATATTTTGAACTGAGGCTGTTAATATACTATTGATTTCACCAATCGGCACAACATTGGGAAAGTTGTTAGTATGAGCCGGTATTGTGCTTGGAATAGAGAATGTATCGTAATTTGTTGTATCTATTGCTATAGTAAACGTGGTATCGCCGGTTACTACAATAGCAGCTGTTTGTTGATTGATTTGTCCCATTCCATAAACAGATGAGGTGTTTATACGCACAATCGTTCCAGTAACATAACCATGAGCTGATGCTGTCGTAACGATGTTGCCTCCAGAGGTTGTAACTGTGCCTGTGGTGACCGTTGCAGGATTGCCATTGGTTATAGATATTACTAAACGTGTTGCTGGTGTATAAACGGGATTAATTATTGCAAAGTAACCGGTGTTTGCCATGGTATACTACTTTCTATTAACAGTTTCCACTGTAACGATTCCCGATTCTGGCTTTGCAATAGTAGACAATCCCTCAATGTGATTGAACTCTAATGATGCAAATGAGGTACGGTGTACCTTCTTGGTTACACGTGCAACTGGTGCTCCAGTTTCATCTTTGATGTAATCATGGATTGGATACCAGCATGCCTCATTAAGGTGACGTGCTACACCAAGTGGTAGTTCATACATTTCACCATCAAGTAGATTGTATTTCTCTACCGGGTCTTCTTTGTATATTCTATGACAGAAAGCAAATGCAGCACCAGGTACCTCATGATATCTGAAGATTCCCTTAACCTTTTCACGATCTCTATCACGCATATAACGTAGATTCTTTACTATTGGTTCTTGTTGTTTTTTTGTTGCCAATTCAGCCATTGATTTCTCCAAGTAAAGGGGGGACAAGCCCCCCAATAGTAACTATTTATTACAGACCACCAAATGATGATTTACCAGCTACCCAGTAAACAGTGTCATACGATGTTATAACGTTTGAACTGTTGAAGTTCACCGTACCACTAGGACCAGTAATCGGTGTAGTACTTGCAGCAGTCAATAGACCACCTTGTCCAAGTAACATGCCAAGATAACCAGTGTTAACGGTTGCATCTGCAAGTATTCCAGTATTTGCTGAGAAGACTGGGTTGCCAAATCCATCATTAGGTACTTGAATATTTGTAGATGAGCCCGGTGTACTTAGAGCAGTAGCAGTGTCTTCACCAAATGGTACAACTGTTGGGAAATCAGATGGCATTTGGTTAGGAGATGATGTAGGCCATGTAAATGCTGTAAATCCAGTAGTATCTATATTGATAGTGAAATTGAATAGATCAACAACACCGGTAACTATCGCCGATTGATAGTTATTCTGTGATGTTGCATTCAATTGTATCATTGAAGATGCTGTTGGAATATGGAACCTAACTTCTTGCCCTACGGTTAATGCGTGGGGAATAGAAGTAGATACCTGAGCATTTGTTGCTTGAGTTATCTGCACTACATAGCGTTTACGTGGATAATATAATGCTTGATAGTTAACAACTTTATAATAACCTATTGTTGCTGAATATGGAGAAGTTCCAGATCCAACGCCGGGTGCTGTTGCAAGAGCATTAACACCAGATATACCTAATAAGAAACTAGTATTTGCAGTTACTGTGCTAATAACAAATGGTATACCACATATGTCTTGAACAGCAGAAACTCCTGTTAGCATAACAATAGAGCCAAGAGATGTTGAAGTAGATGCAACTAATCCGGTAGTTGATGCTGTAGTTATTGTTGGCGTAGTAGAACTTTGAACACGTTGAATAGCTACAGTATTTCCAACCAATGGCAATGCACCAGCAGCTTGGCCGGATGGATCCCATAGGGTAAATCCACCAGCAACCATAGTATCTTCATTCATTGCAGATGAGCTATTGGTTTTGTATTTTACAATACCTGTACCAGCAGCCATACCACGTTGCCATATATACTCTACACCAACAAATGAACCACTTGTCGCACCAACATACGCAGCATTAGAACCATTGGCCCCGGCTTTTGTATAGTTGTATACTCTCATCCAGTCTGCATTTGAAGGTATTTGAATTACTTGATTATTTGCTGCTGCAATGCTTGCAACGCCTGTGTTAGGGTTTGCTGCACTAAATGCTGCAGTAAAAGTACCTTGTCCTAATATTGTTCCGTCCATGTACTTCTCCTTAAGCTATTGTGCAACGCATGTTCAATACCCACAAATCATTCAAGATTCGAGGTACTTCAGCAAATTTATAACCAACAGAAGCATTAAGCGCTAATGGCCCATCGTATATTGGTGGACGATAGATAAAGCTTGCGCTATAACCATCTTGCTCAATACATGCATAGGCTTCCATGCCAGCAACGAATACGTTGTATACATTAGAACCATTTGCAGATGCATTAGGCGATACGCTACCGATAGATGAAAGAAGGAAACGAAGGTTGCCCACTGCGCCCCATTCTGAACGCAATGCTTTCATATTCGATGGATATTGTGCAACTTGGGTGAATCCATCAACATTGTTTAGATTGCTGATAAGATCTGTATTACCCATTGCGAAGTAACCTCCACGAACAGGAGCTGTACCAAACTTATCTTCACCACCGATTACATCAGTGATCATATAAGCGTTGTTACCAGCAAGTGTTTGGGTAATCACGTTCACATCGGAATCAGTAATTTCCGTAGGGTTGTCCTAAATCTATTACTTGTTGACTTAAGATCTAATCTATGCTATTATATATCTATGAATAACATTATTAAAAATACCACTCTGGCTTATGCGGCTGGTTATATAGATGGCGATGGATGTTTTAGCATTAGAAAAGAACCTTACAAAAATAAGATCACTTCTAAATATCCTGCAGCAATTGTAATTTCTTCTGTTAATCCAGAAGTTCTTTATTGGTTTAAAGATATTTTTGGTGGAAGTGTGCAGAAAAACAACACACATATTCCCAATCATAAATATATCTATTACTTCCATCTTAAAAAGACAAAGTCTATTAATTTTAGCAAACAAATAATGTCTTATCTGGTTGAAAAAGTTTCTGAAGCTAAAACATTTATAGACTTCATAAATTCTACAACTACTGAAGATAAGAATATTAATATTGATAAAATGTATATTCTCAAAAATTCTACCAATCTTGTATGCAAGAGTAATAAGATTGAATTTGAATCTGAAAGAAATACAATTGAACCAACCGAGGAAGACTTTGCTTATCTCGCTGGATTTATTGATGCAGAATGCTGCCTTGGAATACAAAGATATAGATCTAAAGATAAACCAAATTTCCTTTATAAGATTCAACTTCAATGTAATAACACTAAAGCACCAGTGTTTAAATGGTTGCTCCAACGATTTGGAGGACAAGTTCATTTTATTGATAGAAGAAGTAAAGATATTAACCAAAGAGATCAATTGACGTGGAGACTTACAAGTGCTTCGCTTGCTAATATATTGGAAAAAATCCATCCATTTCTCATACACAAAAAACCAGTTTGTGAAGAGCTCATGAAATTTAACAAAACCATTCTTAAGAATGGAGGAGCAAGACATACGGAAGAATTCCGCAAATCCTATGCTGATTCCATTAAACAGAGAGAGGAGATTGTTAATAAAGTTCATTTGCTCAACCTTAAAGGTATTAATTCTTAAGCGGGTAGTCATTTCTGCTACCTCTCATACTTATCGCATGAGGCTCGACTATCGCATCCCATTTCTGGGTCTCTGGGTTTAGTCTGTCAGGCTGCACATTTCTTGCTTGCCCCTTGTTGTCGGTTAGCTAATTGCCACTTCGAGTTCCAAGTCAATTACCAAAGATTTTAAAACGGCAACAATTCTACCGTTTACACCACCTACGCAATTTATAGCAGAAGCAGTTGACGCAAGCATATCTCTTGTCAATTGATCCTCTGTTTGTCTTAAACTGACCCCCAAGCGAGCAGCAGCTTCATTGAGAACGGGATCCTGATTCTGCAGAGTTACCTGTTCATTTAATTGAATATATGTCCCATAGAAACTAATTTTAGCATCAATGTCGACCGCGGTCAGGTTTTGGGCTGGTGGTGTTATACCAGAATTCAATCTGTTACTTTTATGACCTAGTATATATCTAGGCGGGATATGCCTCTTCGGGTTCTCCTCTCTGTCTTATCGCTCAGAGTTCAGACTATCGCATCACCTTACGGTGTCTTCTCACTTAGTCGTTCACGCTGCAATTACGCTTGCGCCTTGTTGCCCGCTATTACGCTTGGGTTTCCAAGTCAATTAGAGGAAATTTCAGTTGGGCAATAAATTTACCCAACGGAACCATCGCGGTTGCCAACGGATTATACCTTCTCATACGCAAAGTTGTACCACCATTACGGGGCATTTCTTTGTGTACTGCAGGTATCTTGTGGATCATATAGGGAACTGGCACCGACAATAATTTATAACTGAAACTTTGTTGTACTGGAGCTGGCCGTTTTGTTACTACCTGAATTCAGGCGGGGATTTTCTCTACTTATCCCTCACTATGTTTCCATAATGTTCAGAGCACCGCATCATCTTTCGATGTCTTCTCGCTTGCTACGTTCACGCTGTATTTAAACTTGCGCCTTGTTGTCTTCGTCGTTAGCGGTCAGAGTTTCAAGTCAATCAGAGAAGATTTTACTACCCCACTAATCTAGGGTACTTGTAGTAGTTATTGCCATATGCTATCCTTATAAATGTTGAACATTATAAGTTTGACGAGAACTTTGTACGGTCATTAATCGAGTGGACGAGTCTCATACGGTCCAATTTGGAATTCGAGGTAACGACTCTCGGTACAGTTAACAAGATTATAGAACATAAAATAGGATAAAAGCAATGATTGGAAACAAGATGGGAAAATGGTTGGTTTTAAGAGAGGTAAAAGTACCTCAGGCAAGAACTGCTCGTTTTAAGCACTTTGAATGTCAATGTGAGTGTGGAACTATAAAAACAGTAAGAGCTGATGGATTAAGGAATGGAAGATCCTCTCAATGTCGTGAATGCAGTGAGAAAGAAAGGTTTATTGATACAGAATCCTACATAGGAAAACAATTTGGAAAGTTAAAAGTAATATCAGTTGCAGAAAATCATAAAAATGGACAAAGAAGACTACTTTGTGAATGTGAATGTGGTGAACAAAAAATAATAACTGCTTCAAGATTAAAAATTAGAAAACCTCAATCATGTCATTTATGTAATGTAGTAAAACATGGCTATGAAAATACACCAACATATGATACATGGCGCTGTATGAGAGCAAGGTGCACAAGAGAAACCAATGATAATTACATGAATTATGGTGGAAGAGGAATTAAAGTTTGTGATCGATGGAATGACTTTAATAACTTCTTAGAAGATATGGGCGAAAGGCCACCAGGATTGCAATTGGATAGGATTGATAATGATGGAAATTATGAGCCAGGAAATTGTAGATGGGTGACTCCAAAAGAGAACTCTAACAATAGAACAAGAAAATCTTAATGACAAACCCCGGGGACTTTTGTCAAAAAGGAGATAAAGACGCATCCCCGGGTCATAATAGTGTACACTATTATTTAAGATTCGATTTTGTTATAAAACCAACCACTAATTCTTTAGTTAATGTATTAAGTTTATTCACACATTCTAAGCACAGATATTTATCTCCATCCGTCCATCCATAATAATGTGCCGGATAATATTTTATTGAACCATCATCAATCCTTGGATTCTCTGGATGGAAATCAAAAGAACATCTATCGCATTTACCAGATTCATTCATCTTTAGAGGATTACATTTCTTACACTTATAAGATTTAAATATCGAATGCCTACATGATGAACCACCTAGTGGAACCATTGCTGGTTTTAATCCTGGATATCTATCAAAAGGAAATGGAAAATTCATCAAGATTCCTTGGGCAAGAGTAAAGGCGCTGGAAAGTTAAATTCTTCGTATGGCATCCAATAATTAATAGTCTCATAGTAAAATGAGTGATGTTTCTCTTTATCGGGAAGATAATAATATTTAGTACAATCCATAGAGAAAAATTGTCCGTTATCACATCTTACCATTACAATATCAACCCATTGTACCGGATCACCACCTTGTTCAAATCTTCCATTCATAATTGCAACAATTATACCTTTTCTTGGCGGCTTTTTATCTTTTATATTAATCCATTTCATCAAGATTCCTTGTAATTACGTTCAAAGTGATCTGCATCCACTTTAGGAAATCCACCACCCCATCGATTCAATGGATCCAAAGATTCCCAATATTGCCCAAACTTATAATAGTCTTTGGTCTCTATCAGAAACTTCCCAGTTGGTGAAAATAAGTTAATATCAATAGCAAGTCTACGACAATGATTACTATCAAGAATTCCAGTACCATTCTTAACATTTAACTCTGCCTGCTCCTTCGTACGAAATACTTCACCAAGAGTACACGAATACCCTGATTGATTGATATATCTGATCAGATCTGCAACATTAAGGGCAAATTTATATTGTTCATTCTGTAGTGACATTATGACTTCCTACGCATTTCTTGCATCTCAGCTGCCAATTGTGCTTTAAGTTCCGGTGTAAGACCCTGGGCAAACGCATTAGCGCGTGTCAGAGGGCTCTCTCCCTGTGTGGGGGATATACTTACTGAGGGACGTGGCTTTGCTGCATTCTTGAGTGCTTTTTGTTGGTCCTGAGTTAATACTGAAAGAGGTGATGAGTCTTTCTTGAGTGCTTTGTAAGCATTAACCGCTGCAAGATATTCATTGCTCTTGGCAAGTATGCGTATAGAATCTGCAGTATCTGGATCGGATTTGGACAACTGGGATAGACTGGATTCGTTAACCACTTCATCAAAATCAGGATACTTGGACTTGAGTTTTGATTCCATAAGAAGGTCATTATTTCGCTTCTCGGTCTCAATTATCTTCGCTTCAAGCTTACGTATACGATCATTCTGCTTTTTAAGGTGCTTGCCTTCAGCGAGCTCATCATCACCAATGGATAATTCTTCTTCCCGAGCAGCCTTAAGATCTTCAAGTTGTCGTGCAAGTTCATCACGTTCACGTTGTGCCTGTGCCTTTGCTTCACGCATTGCCTTAAAGTTACGATCTGCTTCATCTTGATCGTATGAAGGTACTTGTGGCTTTGGAGCTTCTTGTTCTTCGACGACTTCTGGCTCGGCAGTGATTTCTTCTACGGATTCCTGTTGTTCAGCTTCCATAATTTCATCTGTAAGAACTGTCTGATCTGGTGATGGCTCCAGAGTAAGTAAATCGGTAGGGGGAGTTTGTTGTACACTTTTTCCATTCGCCATGTTTAGGTGGTATGACATATTAATCCTTTATTGATAAGAAAAGGAGAATCTGCTTCTTCATTATTAAGTTTCTTGCAACGCTTAAGAAGAATCCCTTCCTTAAAATCTATAACAAAGTTAAGTAGCTCTCGTTGTTCATGTGGAACCAGGAGAGGATTAGAATACATCCAATCACAGGTATCTCTTGAGGGAATAACCCACATGAAATTGATTGAATGATTGACGGAATCAACCATATATACTGTTTGGTCCCAATCGGGTGTTGGACAGGATCGCCTGGCAAAAAAATAAGAACGTAACACATTCTGCATCAATCTCTCTTTTTTTGTGAGTGAAACGATGTAGAATATGCCAGGGTATTTCTTGCTGTTAACTTGAGCGCACAGAAGAAGATTTTCATCATACTCAGATAGTTGCTCGCGCATCTGTTCAATGGCATCTGATGATTCTGGTGCTTTTACTATGAGTTCGCTTGATAATTTACCGACGGTATCTCTTTTTTCTGACATATTAATCTCCTTTGAGTTTATATTGGCATAACTTGTTGACTTATGTCAAAAGAAATAAGATAATTTAGATGCCCTTCAAGATATATTAGCGTTACGCTTGATGAGGTCAGGTTACAGTTGAACCGGTGGAGTCATAAGCACCGGTTCTTCTTTTATTTACGCTTCTTTTTCTTCTTAGCTTCTTTAGCCTCAGAATAACTTATCGCGACAGCCTGTTTAGGATCAGTAACAACTGGACCGGATTTGGACCCAGATCTCAGCGTTCCTTCCTGAAACTCTTTCATCACTTTCTTTTTCTTCTTAGCAGATTTATTTTTAGCCATTAGCGAGCCCTTCTTGCTTCTTCAAACAATAACTGCTTTTCAATTCGTTCTTTATTAGCAGAGGTCTTGTGTTTACGTAGGTTAGCGGGCTTGCCTAGTATTGCGTACGCAATCTTTTCTGCCTTTTTGTTAGGTCGTAGCATTGCTGGCATTAGGGATTATCTCCAATTACAGCATTAGGGATATAACCGCGTTGTATTTCACGCTGAAATCCCTGTTGTGGTAAGTTTGCAGGAGCAGTCTTGTCAGCAGAGATCATATTGTAGTCCCGGCGCTCTTGACGTCGAGCTGGGTCCAATCGATTCGACTCCAAGATTGATTGCATTCCAAGATATATGTCCATATTATACCTTTTTAGGGTTCATATCGGCACGGCCCTTGCGAACATCATCGGACATCTGCTCGTTGATACCACGTATGGTGTCATCAAGACGACCATCAATAGCATAACCAGATGGCGATGGCCAATGCTTGATCATAACTTCCTGGGGCATATTGGCAATAGCTGATCTGTTTTCAGAGATCATACCGCTATCACGTAGCTCTTGGGCATTACGTGATTCGTGTCCCACATATTCACCTTGATTGGATGAACTCATTTTAGATCCATGAAACTTTTTCATGAACACTCCTCAATAGTAACTGCACGCTGGGTGCAAGGGTTTAGCCTCTAACTATTAGGGGCCTTATTATTTTTACAATCACAGTCCGGTGAACTCATTGATTGATGAAGATCTGATAGATTACTCACAAGATCAATAAACTGGTGAACATTATCAGCAGTAATATGATCAGATATAACTTTTAACAATGCTAAAAAAGGCATGCTATACTCCCTGTTTTTGTTGTTGAGACTCTGCATTATTATTTGCTTTCTGTTGCTCAATGATAGAAGACATGGCAACAAGCTTTTGAATGTTATCAATATCAATCCCCTCCATTTCCTTGATAGCCTTCACCAAGTTAAGAAGCGCTATATCTTCATCTTTCACTGCAGCTGCACGACGCTCTTCAGCCAGTGCTTCATTCTCATCAACACGAGATGCTCTTTCAAGCCCAAGACCACGGTCAGCAATCGCACGAGCTTCTGATAGATTGATTCTTGATTTGATCTCTTCCATCTGCAAGTCAAGTTGCATCTGCTGCATCTGGGATGCTTGTTGCTCTTGTTGATTGATTGATTCCATAAGCTTGTCTTTCTCTTGAATGGTAACCTGTTCCAACAAGACTGAGTTGGGTATAGGTACACCAATCTCTTTGAGTTGCAATAGTTGTACAAGCGCCATTTGTCTTTGGTTGGTTGTATTAAGACCCTCTTCAACCATGGCATGATACTTGCCAAATGCTTTGTTATAGAACTGTGCAGAAGGTTGTTGACCTTCAAGTATCTTTTGTACTTTTCCGGGCGTATAGTTTGCTTGAATGAGTTTGATCATGATGTTGCCCAATAGCTTTTGGGAACGATCTAGCTGATCAAAAAGGGATTGGAGTGTTGTGAGCCCCGCGCCTTGGCGGAGCATGGAAAGTACGCCAGCTTTGTCATCATGGCTCGAACCCAGTAATTCTTCGTTGACCCCCGATATCTCCATAACTTCTTTAGCGAGTAGCTCTGAAAGCTGGATCATGGATGGAGGGATATCACCTGGAAGAATTTTCTCAACGTCGGACATTTGAGCTTCTTGCTTAACGATCAGGGGTTTTCCCTGGCCAGTATTGGTGTAAGCATCTGATGGATTGACCAGGGAATTTTCCTTAAACTTCCAACCGGAGTTTATCTGGGACTCTAATATATCAAGCTCAATAATACGACGACGGTTGTATAGATATTGGGCGTCTCGAAGACCCCTAACCATCCCCTGAATTCTCCAAGGGAAATAGGGAGACTGAGGGTTAAAGTATCCCAATACTGCGATGAAAGGGTAAGTATCCAGCCCCGAGGGCTGCGGCCCATTATAGAAAACCTTGCCTTGTATAACAATTGCCAGTTTTACCGTCGGTATTTGATTATCAATCGTAGTAATTTCAGGATGAATTTGTAGAAAAAGATCCAAGTCATCGTCTTCTCCTGTCCATTCCATGGTTTCACCAGTATTGCTATCAACCAGCATCTTCTGTGAACGAAAATCCCGGTAATAGAACTCATCGTACGTCAACAGCGATTTATAGCCGTAGTTGTACGATTCGGGCATATATTGAAACTTAAAGTCCCTCCCTGTACCATTGTCACCACCAATAAGACCCATTATCTCCTCTTCTTTGTTGGGAAATAACGATAAACACTCGCGCTTTGTTAAGAAAGATCGCTTCCATATTGAATTACAGTCTGATAAGTCTGACTTCCTGAAATAGGGATCGACAAGAAATGAGTTATATGAGCAGTTATCAACCTTGATGGTGCCAGACACTGGGTCCTCACGATAATCCATCCACACATGAAGTAGATTCATGCCAGTGACAAGCGCACCATGGAAGGATTCGGATATTGTCTCAAGGACACCTTCGGTCTTGTCAGTGCTCATCAAGATCTTGGTAAACTGATCAGCAGTCTTGGCGTCGGAGTTCTCGATGGGAATACAGACAGTTGATTTACGATTGCGGCGTTGATAACCAGATACGTTCTCTATGCAACGTCTTATGCGATTGAAGGAGAATTGTCTGCGTCTGTTAGCGGGTAGATTGCCATAAAGATCGTTCCAGAGGGATTGATCACCAATCTCAAACCGAGTATCAGTATCTGCCTCTGACCAAAAAGATTGATTGATTGTTATTGACTCAGCATAAAAGGTCTCCATCTTGGCAAGAATCGCTCTGTCGGCCTCGTCAAGATATTGTGGAGATAGCACAGGAAATAGCATATTGTACTCTCTCTGATAAAGAATTTGTTGTAAATCAGAGTAATACAGCTTTGAAGATTAATTCAAGAAAGGAAAAGTGAATTGAGATATATGGAGGAGAGAGTGAGATTCGAACTCACGAGACATGACATCTAACGGTTTTCAAGACCGCCGCCTTCGGCCACTCAGCCATCTCTCCAATATTGGAGGTGAGAACAGGATTCTAACCTGTGTACCTGTTACAGTATCCCATTTAGCAAACGGGCGCCTTAAAACACTCAGCCATCTCACCAAAATTTATAATATATAATATAATAAAAAATTATCGATGTAAATAGATATTTAATATGATGGAGCTCTAGCAGAGAATTGAACTCTGTTTACTGTCTTGAAAAGACAGTGTCCTAACCAATAGACGACAAGAGCAATAGACAAGCGGGTGCAAATATATACTAAAAACACCCGCTTGAATAATTATAGAACGAGTAGCCATAAAGCAACTGCGTTATTATCACAGGAGTCCCTGAGTGAGATACTATATAAAATTATTTATTGTTTAGCAAACAGTGCATATCGGTATCATTGTCACATCCAATATATTTACAATTCTCTTCTATTATTCGAGGTATATGTATTTCAGGATCAAAACGAGGATCAAGAACATCAGTTATTGGTGACCAATAAGTTATATAGTCTTCAATAACAAAACAATCAATATTGTACCTATCGAATACTTCTTTGTTCTTTCTAGAGCAGAACTTACCTTCATCTCCCAGTAGATATCCCCTCCAATGTCCAGGAATGCTTTCATTTCCATGCACATACCATATTATGAATAGATTGTTAGGAAATCTTTCAGTCTCTGACCACGTTGCAAAGCAACAATATGGTATTGATGGTAATTGATCTTTGATTGATATCCATTTAAAATTTTTCATACAGTTCACCTTTTCTTTCATAAAGACAAACAAGTTTCACTTCACCACCATCATCATCAATTTTAGAAGTAGACCGAATAAATATTCTTGTGTCAGGTTGATAGATATATTTATTCATATATTTGTGCTCTATATAACAAGAATTTCTTCTGCTAATATAATAGTTATAATTAGGATCCTTTTCAATCGATACAATTACAGGAATATCGGTATCATTTATAATCATAAATAAACAACAACCAGGGGCTGTGCCTTTATTAATAGGCTGCCATTGATCAGTTATACTATCAGTCGGAATTACGGATTCATCCCGCATAAGATTTTCAATATATCTAAAATTTAATTGTCTCTTCATTTATATTCCTCTTCATTCTCCAACTCACGATGTTGCCGTATACATCTTTCAATTATCCTAAAGAAGGATTGCATCTGCCTCAGATATTGATCTTCAGTCAATCCCTCTCTCATAGACAAATGAACACCATGTTCTCCTTTGGTGATCGTTATGAATGGGTCTTTGTATAAGATTTCAATCGGTGGTTGAATCATTGTTAATAATTCGGCAAATCATTGCGGAATACAGCGGGCATAGATGAGTTATCACCATACACCACCTTCATCCATTGTTTATTAAAATCCTCTTCAGACATTCCATCTTTGGTCTTGGGCTGTGATAATGCAAGATACCTAAAAGCATCGGCCATGTGACTGAACTCATTATGAAGAGGCTGAGATTTATACACTTTGTTTTTGGAATCATACTCTTGTCGGTAGTTCTCCAAGCACTTGATCAGTCTGTCACATTTTACTTCATCAATCCAGCACTTAGGTATTATTGAGCGTGCTGCTTCAATTCCATCCATCAATCCAATCTTCTTAGAACCATCATGGAATGAATCGGCGATATGGAATTCTATACCAAGCTGGCGAGCTTTCTCCCATCGCGTTATCCCAGATCCCCACTCTTTGACCTTGATATCAAATGGGGCAAAATGCTTGCCATAAAGATAAGGTTTTGAAGATAACCATTCTACATAATGCTCAAGTCCCTGCTTATTATTCTCATAGCAGTCTACTATGCGTA